GACCTCTTTGAACTGTTCGACTACAAAGTTAAAGAGGTACGCCTCGTGGAGACCAACCCCAATGTTTAGCCTTGTCTTTGCCGTTTTCACCTCCGCCAGCTTTGGCTTCATGACTCAGGTCATTGTGCCAGGGTTCCCGACACTCGAAGCTTGTGAGCAAGTTCTTGCTGCCCAGTCCCTGGTCCTCACCGGAAAGGAAGACTTCGGCCTCATCGAATCGCACGCCGTCAAGAAGTGCATGAACGAGGAGCAGCTCAAGAACCTCATGGAAACCACGGTAGGGATCCTTAATGAATTCGAAAAGACCCGCATCCAAAACGAAAACGGCAAGGTCTAAGAAGCTACCCAACCTTATGGCTTCGGCCCTGTTCGAGGGTTCCTTTGCTAAGGAGCAAGGGATCCTCAAGAAGCAGCCGAAGAAAGGAAAGAAGCGATGAACACTGACCAAATCCTAACTCTCCTAGTGGAGCAACTGCATGAGCTTATCAACCGTATTGCAGCGCTGGAAGCAAAACTTGCAAGCCCGGTTCCGGTTGATCCGCGACCGAATCCTGAAACTCCTCCCCCGGTAGAGCAGCCCCAGCCTGTGAGGCCGGTGCTGGTTCCCTTCGAGCTGGGGTCTAACGGCCACGTCAAGGGGCCGGAATGGGTGATGAACGGGGATGGCGACATGGTAGCCGCCAAGGACTTCTGGATGAACGGCGTGGTTGGCTGCCAGAAGGGATCCTACAACAAGCACTACTCCACGGCCCATATGATCCTGAGTATGATCGCTGGGGATTTCCCCAAGCATCTCCAGATCGTTACCCCGGTTGATAAGGACGCTGCCTGGATTACCTCGGTTAAGAGCGCTGGTGATCTCGGCTGGATTGAGAACAAGCACGCCCCGGAAGGCAAGACGGATCTTGTCCAGGTGTACCACGACTGGATTGCCAACGGTGCTCCGACCAAGGATATGCACGGACATAAGCTCAATGCCCGTGGGGCCATCTGGGTTGCTGACCAGGAAGGCGAGTTCTCCCCTGGCAAGCCCCGTCCGAACCAGCCCAACACGAGGTAGGAGTGTTCAAGAAATTGAGATCCTGGTGGCAAAGAGTGGTGGAGCGGCTTCAGAAGAAGTACGCTCCCCACACGCTGGAAGAGAAGAAGGAACCTACGGTAGAGGTTAAACCCCCTCTTACCCCCAAGGACTCCTTCGAGAGCGTGGAGGCTATGGCTGTCTGGATCAACATGACTGGCTACCAGGGCGCTGTCGCCCTGGATGGCGTATTGATCAAGTCGGGCTTCGGCCCGGCTGTTAGCTACGTTACCCAGATTGATGGGAGCATTAAACGGTGACTAACCTCAAGTATCGCCGAGGCAAGGACTGGTACAAGTCGAAGACCCTGTGGCTCAACGCAGCTGCAGGGTTCTTCGCTATTCTCCAGATCCCGGCCGTCCTGTTTACGGACCTGCCTCCGTATGTATATCCCATTGTCCTAGCGTTGCTCGGAGCAGTAAACGTCGGCCTGAGATTCATCACGACTCAGCCCATCTTTGTCAAGACTATTCTGAGGAACGACCGTAAGTACCTAGACGATGTCGAGTAAGCGCCTATCGGGCGAGACGATCCACGGCGTAGTCAAGACGCTGTTGATGTCAGGGTTTGATGAACCAGTTCCCACCCCGAAGTGTCATACGGAATGGTGGGACATGTGCTGCAGCAGTGCCAAGTTCGTAGCAATAGCGGCCCCACGGGGCCACGCAAAGAGCACAGCGATCACCCATGCGTACTTAATCTGCAAGGTGATCTTCCGGGAGGCCAGCTATGTAGTATTGGTCTCCGATACGGAGGCTCAGAGTGTCCTCTTCTTGGCGGATATCAAGAAGGAACTCTCGGAGAACGAGAAGTTGATGGCCCTCTTCGGGATCGAGGAGATCGAGAAGTGGCCAAAGGACACAGAGACGGACATTATTATCAGATTTGTTGACGGTCACGAGGCAAGAATCGTGGCCAAAGGGTCGGGCCAGAAGATTCGAGGCTTCAAGTGGGGCGGTAAAAGACCAGATCTCATCATCTGTGATGACATGGAGAACGATGAGCTGGTGATGAGTAAGGACCGGAGGGACAAACTCCTCAAATGGTTCCTCAATACTCTCCTCCCCATCAGGGCTAAGAGCGGAATCATCCGAATCGTCGGCACAATCCTGCATGAGGACAGCCTGTTGGCGTCCTTAATGCCGAAAGAGACAGACAAGTTCTGTGTTACTGACGGGTTAGTAACGTATACAACGCGCGAATCCGGATGGTATTCCCGTTTATATCGTGCTCATCCGTCAGTAACCGATTTTTCTAAGATACTGTGGCCCGAACGGCACAGTAAAGAGGACCTAGTCGCCATACGCGACATGTACATTGAGCGGGGACACCCGGAAGGGTACGCTCAAGAGTACCTGAACCAGCCTCTCGATGAAACTACTGCCCAGTTCAGGCGGGCAGACTTCAAAGAGATGACGATGGAGGACAGGGAAAAGACCTGTCACTACTACGTCGGGTTCGACTTGGCGGTAACGCAAGAGACTTACTCGGACTACAGTGCTTTCGTGATCGGGGCGGTAACAGAGAGCCACGATCTTCTGATCAAGCACGTTATCTACGAGAGGATGGACTCAGAGAGGGCGGTTGAAACCCTCTTCGAGTTGCAAGCGATGTACGAACCAGAGGTGTTCTGTTTCGAAAAGGGACAGATCGCCTCATCGGTCATGCCGTTTCTCAAGAGGCGGCAGGATGAGACCGGGATCTACTTGAACCTGTACGCAACGGCGTCCAGGAATGACAAGACTCAACGGGTTCAGAGTTTCAGGGCTCGAGCCAGAGCTGGAAAGGTCAAGGTGGACATGGAAGCCCCATGGGCCCAGACCTACATCGACCAGCTATGCTCGTTCCCTCGCACCCGTCGGGACGACTTGGTAGATGCTTCGGCCCAGTTGGGCCTAGTCCTCAACAGGATGGTCGAGGCTCCTACCAAGGAAGAGATCGACGAGGATGAGTATGAGGATCTTATGCGCGAAAGTGGTCATACTCAACAGGGGCGTAACAAGACTACGGGGTACTAACGAATGATGCCACTTCAACCAGGTATGGAACAGGCACCGAATCCTATGGATCCCATGGGAGGTGGTGGAATGCCCCAGCCGGGGATGCCACAACCAGGACAGCCGCCCATGCCAGGTATGCCGGAGGGCGCTCCTCAAGAGGAGATGATTGATCCGGAAGCTGAGATGGAGAAGCTGTTTGACTACGCGATGCGCGAAGCAAACATTGCGAAGCGGCTCAAGAAAAAGAAAACGGAGGATGGTCAACCTCTCCTAGAGGAGATTGGCCAAAAGGTTTATGATGGCTACGAAGAAGATCTACAGACAGTTGCTCCCTGGCTCGAAAGAAATAAGGAGTATCTACGCGAAGCCCTCTTGCTCGCGGACGAGAAGAGTTATCCCTGGCCGGGTGCAGCTAATGTCAAGTATCCGTTAATCGCTACGGCAGCTATGCAGTTCGCAGCCAGGGCGTATCCGTCCCTGGTGCCGAACGATAACCAGATCGTCAAGCCTCGCGTCATCGGCTACGATCCAGATGGTTCCCGCTTGGAGCGGGCTGTCCGTATTGGGAAGCACATGTCCTACCAGATCATGTACCAGTGCGAGAACTGGGAAGAGGATATGGACAGGCTGCTTACTTACAACCCGGTGGTTGGAGTCTCTTTCAAGAAGACGTATGTAGAAAATGACAAACTCTGCAGCAAGTGGCTCACGCCGGATCAGTTCATCATCAACTACCACGCCGAAACTGTCGAGAGCGCTTACCGCAAGACAGAGCTTGTTTACCTTACGAAGAATCAGATCATTGAAAAGGTACGGAGAGACGAAGAGTTCCTTGACGTACTCGAAGAAGAACTCGAAAATGGTCCGGATTCAGAAGACGACAAGCGTCCGGAGAAAAACTTCGACGAGCAGTTCGACGAACCAGGACAAGATGAAGCAGCAGCTCCCCATCTCTTCCTGTGTCAATACACCTATCTTGACCTCGATGACGATGGATACGAAGAGCCATACATGGTGGTCGTCCATGCACGGTCTAGAAAGGTGGTACGGATCGTCGCATGCTGGTCTAGCGAGGGGGTTGAGAAGTCAGAGGATGGCGAGATCATTAGCATCAAGCCTATCCAATACTTTACCAAGTTTGGCTTTATCCCTAATCCAGATTCCGCTATTTACGATAACGGCTTTGGGTACCTTCTTGGTAGTCTTAATGATGCTATCAACACTGTCCTTAATCAGCTTATTGACGCTGGTTCTCTCTCCAATCTACAAAGCGGAGTCATGTCTAAGAGCCTCCGCATCAAGATGGGGGATCAGCCCTGGCGTCCTGGCGAATGGAAAGTGGCGAATGCGACTGCAGACGAAATTAAAGGAGGTTTTGTACCCCTTCCTGTAAAGGATCCCTCGCCTGTCCTGTTCAACCTGCTCAACCTTCTGATCGAGTCGGGGAACAAGCTGGCAAGTATCGCAGAGATCTTCACGGGCAAGATGCCCGGACAGAACACCCCGGCTACTACCACCCAGGAAACGGTGGAGCAGGGGATGAAGGTCTTCACGGCAATCTACAAGCGACTCTACCGGGCTCTCTACAAAGAGTTCAAGAAGATCTACGGTCTTAACAGGGTATACGAATCCCTGAAGGGTAAGACTGGTGAAATCCTTAACGTTCCGATGCAGCCAAACGAGTACGATGGCCCAGAGGACGACATCATCCCGTCAGCAGACCCGACGGGTGACAGCGCTGCTACCAGGATGCAGAAGTACCAGCAGGTTACTCAGCTCTTGGTGCCGCTCGGGGTAGTTAACGTACCCCTGCTTGGTAAGCTTATGGCCAATGCTCTGGAGATTCCCCAGGCTGAACAGCTTATTGTCCAACCTCCGCCTCCGGCTCCGGATCCCAAGGTCCAGGCTATGGAGATGAAGGGTAAGATCGACGCAGCCAAGCACGAGATGGACAAAGAGAAGCACCAGATGGACATGGTCAAGGAGATGAACGCCCTTGATGTCGAGCGTGAGCTCGGCCTGCTGAAGGCTCAACTGGAAGAGTTGAAGATGGCTCTCAGAGAACGTGAGGGCCAAATGAAACTCATGCAGCAGGAGCGCAAGGCTAATCTGGATGCAGCCATGGATCAACACGCTGCCCAAGTGAAGGGCAGGAACCTAGAGATGGAGAGTGCTGCCAAGGCAGCCCAACATGAGCAGACTCTACGGCACAAGGAAGAGATGGCCGAGAGTCAGGCGCTAGCTAAAACCAAATCAGCTGGCGGTCGGCCCCGCTCCCCGGCGAAAGGAGCGTCCAAGAAAAAAGGTAAGTAATGGCAATTGACAGAGCGATGTGGGGTGAGTGGTTAGATCACCCGGTAACAGATAGAGTGATGCAAACAGTAGGTTTCAGGGTTAGGGAACTTGAAGAGACGTTGGGAAGAACAGCTGGTAAAGATCAATATTCCGATGCTTTTCTGTCCGGCCAAATTACTGCATACCGCAGTGTTTTGTATATGGAGCCAGACGATGCGTAATATCGGAACGGTAGTAGGGTTTCGGGTCTTAGTTAAGCCCGAGGAAATTGAGAAGGTCTCCAAGGGAGGAATCCTTCTGGAGTACGGCGAGAAGGAAGATCGTCTCGCAATGGCAGTAACCACCGGCACTGTGGTGGCCCTAGGCTCTCAGGCGTACAAGTCGCCTGACGTGAGTTTCGACGGTCAGCCCTGGTGCAAGGAGGGAGACAGGGTGATGTTCGGCAAGTACTCGGGGCGAGCAATTACGCACCCGGACACTGAAGAACGTCTCCTGGTCATGAATGACGTTGACATTCTGGCTGTGCTCCCGCCCAAAGAGGAGAAAGTAGATGTCTGAAGAGGTTAAACCAGTAACTCCGGAGATCCTAGAGACTCCGGTACAAGAAGCAGCACCGCAAGAACCGGAACGTGTAGAACTTACTCCTACCGAGGAGATCGCCTACGAACAAGGCTGGCGACCCAAGGAAGAGTTCTCCGGTAATCCGGAAGAATGGCGTCCTGCGAAGGAATGGTTGGAACGTGGTGAGCTTATTTCCAAGATCAAGCGTCTTGGGAACGAGGTGCAAGAGATGCGCCAAAGCTATCACCAGCTCCACCAACAGAACATGCAGGTGGCACGTCAAGCGTACCAGAAGGCCATCCAGGACCTTCGGGCTCAGAGAAGGGCAGCGCTTGAGAACGACGACTTCGTGGCAGCCGATGCCATCGAAGAACGAATTGATGCCATCAAGGATCATGTACGCGAAGCTGACCGGCCACAACAAGCCCAACAACAGGCCCCTGTTCAGTCCGAAGCGTATCAGGCGTGGGTGTCTCGGAACCCTTGGTATCTAGAGGACGAAGAGCTCCACATCTATGCAGACGCAGCCGTAGCCCACATTCTCAAAAAGAACGGGGGGCCAATGGATCCGAAGCTGCTTGGATCCCTGGTCGAAGAGCGGGTCAAGACTCGCTTCCCTGAGAAGTTTGGGAAGGGCAAGGGCAGTTCAGCGCCTCCAAGCCCTAGCATTGGAGGAACCCATAGGGGTGCATCACGGCCGTCCGGAAACGGGAAGTTTGCCGAGGCTAAAAAGTCTATGTCCGATGGAGAGCGCCAGATTATGGACACCTACGTTAATAAGCTGAAGCTTATGACTGAGGATGAGTATATGGCGGATTATGTGAACGCGAGGAGCGGATCATGAAAGATGTATTGACTAAAGTCGAAAAGAAGCGTACCCGAGTCCCTGTTTCGGACCAACGGGATCAGATGACTGTTCGTGGCTTGGACACGGAAAACTTTGTCTACCGCTGGGTTAACGATGTGGGTGACCGGATACCCAAGTTCCTGCTTGCCGGTTATAACTTCATCAAAGCAGATGACAAGGTTCATGTGGGCGAGACGCAAATCGACTGGACAAAGCCTCAGTTCTCGTTGGTTCATCGCGGCGTAGGGGGTGGTGTACAAGCCTACCTCATGGGGATTCCGAAAGAGTGGTATGAGGAAGACCAGCGCTCGAAGGATGCCAAGATTGATGAAGCTGAGAAAGCAATGTACCAAGCAGCCCAATCTATTGGTTACGGCAAGATATCCGCTGAACGGAAATCGAACAAGTAACTTAGGTAGGTTGGGAGCCTAATAATCGCGAAAGGAGTAAGCATAAATGGCTAACACCAACCAGCCTTTTGGCTTTCGCCCGCTTCGTAAGCTGGACGGTTCCGCGTGGACCGGTGCGGTTAAAGAGTATCTCATTCCCTCGTCGGACAACACTGCTGTGTTCGTGGGTGAGATGGTCAAACTGGCCGGGTCTTCGGGTGCCGCTGGCACGATCGTTGCGGGTCGTAATTGTGAAGGAATGGCGACTGTTGCTCAGGCAGCTGCGGGTGACGCGCTGCTCGGGGCCGTGGTCGGCTTCGTGGTGACCGGTGGTGATACGCTGAACCCGAACTATCGTCGGGCCAGCACGAACCGTATCGCTCTGGTTTGTGATGACAAGAACGTGGTGTACCTCGTTCAGGAAGACAGCGTCGGTGGCAGCATTGCCGCAGCGTCGGTCGGACTGGCGACGGACATCGTCGTTGGTTCTGGTAGCACGACTACCGGGCGTGGTCAGTCGATGATTGACAGCTCGGATGTGTCTACGGATACCGGCGGACAGGTGCGGATTCTGGGACTGGCTCGCGTTCCCGATCAGACTTCCACTTCTGGTGAGAACCAGCTGGGCAACTATGCCAAGTGGGAAGTTGTGATCAACGAGCACCAGTACCACGCCGCGACTGACGTTTAATCCAAGCTAGAGGAGACTGGTCATGATTAACACTGGTAGTTTTGCTGCCGCCCTCTGGCCTGGTGTAAACCGTTGGTACGGGGATGGCTACAAAGAGTTTGCGACCGAGTACGATAAGATCTTCACGGTCGAGAAGAGCCGCAAGGCTTGGGAAGAGGAAGTCGGGATGTCTGGCTTCGGTCTCGCGCAGGTCAAAGGCGAGGGCGCGTCGGTTGTGTACGACGACAGCCAGCAGGGCTTCGTGGATCGTTATACCCACATTACTTACGGGCTGGGCTTCATCATCACCCGTGAGATGGTGGAAGACGATCAGTACGATGTCATCGCTCCGAAGAAGGCGAAGAGCCTTGCTTTCTCGATGCGTCAAACCAAAGAGATCGTTGCAGCCAACGTCCTCAACCGTGCCTTCAGCAACACCTATGTGTACGGTGACGGGAAGGAACTCTGTGCGACTGACCACCCGACCGTTGTCGGCGCGACCTGGGCGAACGAGCTCACGACCGCTGCTGACCTGTCGGAGGCGGCGCTGGAGCAGGCGTGTATCGACCTCGGGAAGTACACGAACGAGCGCGGTCTCAAGATCGCGGTTCGTCCGCAGAGCCTCATCGTTCCGGTGGATCTCTCCTTCGAAGCTGACAAGCTGATGAAGACTGAGTACGAGCCGGGCACCAATAACAACACGGTGAACGTCGTTCGTTCGAAGTTCCCTGGTGGCGTTATTGTCAACCATTACCTGACGGACACGGATGCGTGGTTCATCAAGACCGACGTGCCGCACGGCCTCATTCTGAAAGAGCGTCGTCCGGATACGTTCACGATGGACGGCGACTTCGATACCGACAACGCGAAGTTCAAAGCGACGGCCCGCTACTCGGTCGGCGCCACGGACAAGCGCGGTGTCTTCGGTTCGCCGGGCGCGTAATAGAAGTAAGGGGACGGCTGGAAACGGCCGTCCTCTCCTTACCTAAAGGAGAATAGAATGGGTGCATTGAAAGAAAGCCTGCTTCGCGGGCCTAAGCCCCTTAAGGGCAAGACTCGGACGGTTACCCGTTCGATGACGACTGGTACGGCTCTGGCCACTCTGCCGAAAGGTGCTCGCTTCCTGGGTGCTATTTTCCAGGGAACGGCGTCGGACGCCGGTACGACCGCTACTGTTTCGCTCGGCAATTCGGCGACCGCCACGGAGTTCGGGTCGGCAAACGTGCTCGCGGCTGGTGTTGGGAACGGCGGAGTCTTTGTAGCAGATGCTACGGCTCAGACTGTGTTCACGACTCCTACCGTGATCTACTGTATCTATGCGGAGTCGGGTACGGCTTCGAACGCTGGTGATTGGACGGTTACTCTGGTTTACACTGACGGTAACGGTATCGCTCCTGGTACTGTCTAAGGAGACCGACCATGATTCACAGCACGGTTAAGGTCGGATCGGCTACTACCTCGGCATGGGTTCCGGTGGAATCTGCCTCTGAGGCAGGCACTGAGATCTCCATGTCGGTTGACGTTACTGGTACGAATACCAGCAAGGTACAGTACACCCTTGACCGGTTGGATTGTCCTTTTGTTGGTTCGATCTCCAGATCTACTACGACTGCTACAGTCACCCACGACGGTACTCGCATCGTTCAAGTGGGTGATACGGTAATCGTCGAAGGGGCTGGTTCGCCCTTCGATACGACTACTGGTGTTGTGGCCTCTGTCCCTGGTGCAACCTCCTTCACCTATACGGTTGCCGACTCGGGGTTGAGCGCAGCGCACTACTGTCGGTTTGGTATCATCAAGCCCTACGATCACTCGACTCTGACGGGCCTCACCTCTTCGACGGTAGGTAACTTGGCTTTTCCGGTAACCGCAGTTAGACTAAACGTAACCTCCTACACGAGTGGTTCGGCTGCTCTTACCGTACTTCAAAATACTTAATGGGACGGGGGCTTCGGCCCCCTCCTCCTTGGAGGATACATGGCATCAACCGTTATTCTTGTAGGACATCAGTATACTTCCAAGGTTACGAATAACTACAAACCCTGGAAAGGTGGAGCGGGCAAAGGCCCGTGGCAAGCAGACGCTCCGGGGTTAGCGGCAGCGGCGTGGCGCAGGAAGCGCAAAAAGTCCGCTGATGTCTTTGGCGACGGCACTATGGGCACGGATGACATGGGTGGTAGTGGTGTCGAAGACTTTACCTTTGATATCTAGGAGTTTCCATGACTAATGCTGTTGTCTATGTAGACAGCAATCAGGCACCACTGTTCCAGATTAACACCGCCTATGCACTCGGGGACGTGGTGACCCCGACGAATACGGAGGCGAGTTACTGGACCTTTGAGTGTACCACTGCTGGAACCTCTGGAGGAACGGAACCCGCGTGGACCGGGACTCTAGGGAATACTACGGTCTCTGGAACGGCCACCTTTACAGCTAGAGCCGGTACGTCTTGGGCTGTTCCTTTTGGAGCACTCTCAACCGTTGGTTATAACTTCACTGCTCTTACGAACACCGGGGTAACGGTTAAGGTAGCTTCGGATCACGTTGAACCAACGACCACTACCAAGACACTCTTTAACAACCTGACCGGTGGTCGTCATGCGTCTGCCGTCTCGGTGAACTCGTCTACCGATCAGTACGAACGCGGTGCCAAGATCTACGGCGGTACAACCACGACGATCTTGGGCAGTTGCGCTTTCTACGGATTTGACTTCATTAACGGATCAGGAGCCGCTTCGGCGGGCCACATCAACTTCCGGTCTAGTACGAACGGGGCCAAACAAACGTTTAGTGATTGTAAGTTCGAACTTACCAATACCACAGGATCTCACTGGAGACTTGGGACCACGGCAAACGCTAATGGATTGGCGGTATTTAACGACTGCTGGTTCAAGGCCGCCGCTACCGATTCCCAATGTTTTTTCTACTCCGGTAAGGTGTGGTTCAATGGTGGTGGAATCGACGCTACCAGTGCAGCTATTGACGAGTTCCTCAACCCCGGCGATGGTGGTGGACACGCTGAGTTCAACGGCTTCGACTTCTCGGCAATGGCGGCTGCGGGTTACATGGTCGGCTCGTCTGAGAGCACGACCGATCCCTACGTCAAGGTTGAGACGACCGGATGTAAACTGTCGACCAGTTTCGTTGCCCCCGGTCCTGCCGGTACCTATACAGGCGCGATGGAGGTCATCCACAAAGGCTCGAACGGGTACCCCTACCTACTTACGGGAGTGCAGGGGCAGTCAACCATTAACCACACGACGGCTGTCTACCGGGCTGCCTTCATAGACAGTCAAGGGGTCTCTTGGTATATCTCGACTCCTGCCTCTACAAAGAGGATTACCAGAACTCCGTTTGTCGCCCACTGGCTTCCGGCCGGAACGTACACACTCACGATGCACACCCTTATGGATGCAGCGGCAGGGTTGCCGGAATATCACTGTTGGTGTGAGGTTCTCTATCCGAATTCCACTACCAAGGGTTTGTTGGGTATTGCAACCAGCTTCGAAGGGATTGACGTTACGACTACAGATGCCAGTGCCACGGAGGCTGAATGGACCAAGGGTGCTGCTGGTACTGGTTGGATCGGGCAGGTCCATCCGGTTACGATCACTACCTTGAGTGATGGGTATGTCTACTGGAGAGGGGCGGTGTTTAAGCAAAGCACGAATATCTATATCTGCCCCGCGATTGAGGTGGCATAATGACGACCTACTACGTTAACAGTAACTCAGTAACCACCTATACCGTCTCCACGGCCTATTCTCTGGGAGAGATGGTCCGGCCATCCTCGATCACGGCGACGAGTGTTGGAACCTACGAGGTTACTGTAGCCGGAACGTCGGCTGGTACAGAACCTTCGTGGCCAACTTCCGGGACGGTTGTTAGCGGTGGTGTTACCTTCACCTATCGCTCCGGCTCGGATGGTTGGTCCAAGCCAGTGGGCTCCCTAACTCAACTGACTAACCGCATTTCCGGCACCAAATTGGTAGATGGGGATGTCGTACTGGTTGCCTATAATCACGTCGAAGATGGTGTAGCTACCAACTATACGATTGGTGGACAAGCCTCTGGCATTGATGTTACCTACATCTCGGTTGATCCGGCCGACAATACTTATCGTCGGGGAGCCACCTTCTCGCTCTCAGCTAACGGGACGCTTACCTATAACCTCCCGACTGCCTTCGGGTTCGACTTTGATGCGGCTGGTACTGGTCCGGGAACCGGGCAGGTAATTCTAGCCCTCGGATCTGGTCTCACTCTTCTTAATCAGGAGATCGTGGACTGTACGTTTGAAATCAATACGACCCAAGCAAACAGTTTTTTGCGAGGCGGTAACACCTCGACTATGAGAAACCGTGTGGACTTCCTGGGCTGCTGGGTTAAGTTTGGGGCATCCACTCAGTATACTTATCATACTTCGGGACAATTCAACTGGTACGGCGGAGGGATCTCCTCCGGAGGGACAGCTCCAACCACCTTCCTCGGATTGGGGGAGAGTCAGACTGGTAACAACATTATCGGTGCAGATCTCTCGCAAGGAGCAAATCCTTTCTATCCCGTTGGTTCGGGAGGTGTTGGTAACTACTGTATTGGCGACATAGTCTTTATCGGATGCAATATGCCAGCCACGGGTATCGCGGCTTCACCCGCGAGCACGGCATATAACAACACGCGCCGAGTGGTCGTGCGTGGATACTCCGGGGACCTGTCGAAATATGCGATGTGGCCTTCGGATGAATCGGCAGTCGTCAGCGATACGACCAGATACAAGAGCGCCATTATCGACGGAACCTCCGTCTCGTGGAAAGTCACGACGGGGAATGGATCTAACGATGCCGCTATTGTTGAGGGTGAGTGGATTGCCCACTATCTGACGGCCGGTACTTATACTGCTACGATGAGTACCCTAGTCGACGCGGCAGCGGGTCTGACCCACGACGAGTGTCATCTAGAGATCATGTATCCCTACTCCGCCACGGAAGGGTTGCTGGACTTCACCAGTTCCATGGAAGGGGCAGCGCCCAACGACACGGTTACGGCTGGAGATGCGGCGTCGTGGACCAAGGATACGGCTGTTACGGGCTGGATTGCTCAGGACCACTCGGTAACCTTTACGACGGTTAGCGATGGGTACATCTACTGGCGATTCATGGCTCACGGTGAGGACCTTTCCTTCTACGTCGATCCCTACTTGAGTGTCGTCTAATGTATAGGAGCAAACCCCGGACTACAGAGCGCAACGCGATCTGCGATGTCTGTGGATTTAAGAAGAAGCACTATGAGCTGAAGCCCCGCTGGGACGGGCTCATGGTGTGCAAGGAAGACTGGGAGCCGAGGCATATCCGGGATCTATACCGGGTGCCTCGCTCCGAGCGTGCTCCTGACTGGGTTCGTCCTGAGTCTACTGGCGGTGAGTCCTGGGGTACGGTCGTTGTTACCGATGATCAAGGTAACGTGTTGGATGTTCTGAGTATCGTGGTCCTGCCGGATGGATCGAGGATCTATGTCTACTTCGATCCGGATGCGGATGCTCCCTGGATCCTTCTGGGAGTGGATCCTGACATTGATGTTATCATCGTCAATAACGGAGACGATGTTGGCGGTACGCCAATTGACACCACGAGCTCCTCAACCGTCGAGGATACCCTCTTTAACCAGATGGTCGGGCGGTGGGATCCCTCTACAGCACCGGTTGGCCAAACAAACGGGACGCCAAATCTCATCGTTCACGGCGCAATTGTTACTGCGGCCAATCCGACGACCAACGGTCGCTCCCAAGGGTCGTACTACTCGCCGTATGTGGTGCAGACTGGCGTCATTAGGATCTCTGTGAGGGTTACTTACCAGGATCCGAGCACTGGTTACTACTATACCAAGTATCATCCGTGGGCTGGTCAGATTGCTGTCGCCTCTGGTACCTCGGGACTCTAGGAGATATAAATGCCACGCAAGGTTACGAAGCAAGAGTTCATAGATAAGTGGGTGGTCCGCATCGAGGACACCGACACCAAAGTGAATACTCTTGAGATCTGGCCCAAGGCCAAGAAATCCGAACAGGATCTCCCTCCGGGTCCGATTGACAAGACGAACAAGGATCTTCCATACGGACTCTGGAGAGCCCAGAATCTACCGGATGACCACCCGCACAAGGCTACGGCCCTGGATCGGTTGGCCAGGATTGCGGAAGAGAAGATCAAACGAGAGAACGCTAAGCCCAAGGACAAAGTCATCAACCATCGGGTTGAGGTACTCAAGAATCTTCTTGAGGCCAAATCCAACAAGAATGCTAGAGGTGTATAATGGCGGTTACTGGAACCTATAACGCCCGGTACAATGCCCAGTCCATTATAGACGACGCTCTGCGTCTTCTTGGTGTTATTGGTCCGGATGAGTCCCTGGGCTACAGGGAGAATGACTATGCAAGACGAGTCCTTGATTCACTCACCAAAAGCTGGATCTCTGACGGGATGGCCATCTGGGCCATTCAGCAGAAAGCCTTCGATCTTACGGCATCTCAAGGAACGTACAAGATCGGGGATACGCAAGCTGCTCCCCACTTCACGTCCGTGGCGCCGGAACGTGTGCTACAAGCTTTCAGGCGCGATACCAACAGCATCGACATCCCACTTCAGCTCTGGACTAGGGAACAGTACTGGGCTCTCCCTAACAAGACTCACGAGGGAACGCCCGTCGCCGTATGGTACCACCATCCGCAAATAGACACCTACACCGGTACCGATTGGTACGGTGAGATCCGGATCTGGCCGATCCCGGATACGACTGCAGCTACCGAGTATGATCTGGTGCTCATCTACGAAGCACCGGTCATGAACCTGAACAGCCTGGATGCAGACATCTCCTTCCCGCCTGAGTGGCATCGAGCCCTGGTGTGGAACCTTGCAGCCGACTTGTCGTACACCTACGGTGTTGCTCTGCAAGAGCGGCAGATGATCCAAAAGAAAGCTGGAGAACTACACCAGTACGCGATGTTTAACGCTAACCAGGACGACTCTCTGTACATTCAGCCTGACTATAGCTATGTCCGTCGCTAAGCTACAAGAGACCCAGAACAAGATCGTTATCCCGCTTTATAGCGTGGAGGATGAGACCATGGCGGACGGCACGGCCGTCTCGTCCTATGGTGAACTGTTCAGCGGGAAGGGCCAGCAGCTTATCAACTGCTGGGCCGAGACTCGTTCGGATCCCATCACTGGGTCCAAGGATGTGTGGGTCCAGAAAAGGACCGGTATCAATACCAACCTGGATGACGCATCTCTTAATACCAACTGGGATACTGTCTTCGATAACTGGAATGGGGTAGCAGCTAACTACCCCCTGCAGAGGACTCCGAAGGACTTCCTGAATATCAGCATCATCGACGACTGGATGGTGGCAGCCGTGATCCACGCGGATGGGTCTGCTCTGCAGTCCAACGCCACGCTGAAGATCATCTTCTTCCAGCCTAGTGACGGTACGATGGTGGCTCATGAGATTACCAGCTACAACTTCGCTGGCTCTACGCCGTCGTTTGGATTCCATGCTAACTCGCAGGTCTTCCTGAATGAGTTCGCCAGTGGCTACTCGCCGTTCCTTGGATCGGCTCCTGCCCTGGTACCGTACGTTACGATTAGCTGGACTAAGGCCGACAGGTCGGCATCTGCCTGCTTTTACTCTGCCTTCTCTGGCGGGACGTGGGCCGCTCCTACCCAGATCACCACTACTGACTTCGCCACCCACTACGGTGGTGCTCCGTGGAGCAGCGTGAAGGTTACCGTTGGTAACTTTGCCATGCTGAATGGCAGAGCCTACATCATGACGGATGATGGGTACATCTGGGGTAGTGAGATCGGGGATATCACGACTGGTTCTGGCTGGGTGGACCAGACTGGTAATCCTATGTTCGAGAATGCCATTAGCTACCCGGACAAGGGAGTTGGTCTCTTCCGATACAAGCACCACATTCTGGCCTTTGGTCGCCAGTCTCTGGAATTCTACACGGATGTTGGAGCAGAGTACGGACTCAACATCGAATCTACTAACGAGGCTTTCGTTAAGTTCGGGGCTGTCAATCCCCGGACGATTATGAACTACGAGGATACCATCTTCTTTATCGGCATGTCTGCCGAAGGTGGTATGAATGGCTTGTGGAGACTGGAGGGCTACCAGCCCGTCCGAGTCAGCAATGCCGAGTTCGAGAATATGTATCGAGCTGCCTCGAATAATGACTACACGGATAACGTGTACGAAGCTATGTCTCTCCTGCCTATTGAGATGGGAGGAAGACTGCACATCGGGATCCAGCTGGGCTGGCAGTACAACCTGTCCTATCCCCACTGGCAGATGAGCGCCCTGGCTGGTGCCTCTAGCAACGTTAACGATAGCTTCTTCACGGGCGTGGGTGATGCCGACTGGGTTACTGGAGTAGGGCGTAAGCCTCCGACCAAGCCCTTCCCCACTAATGGGAACATGATCCAGATGTTCAACGCTAACGACAAAACGATCTGGTTCATGCTGCACCACTCCCTTACCAGCACCGCTGGTGCAGCCCCTGCTGGGGCTTTGAGGGCTGTTAACCTTAGTACGGATGACACGCAGACTCCCAGCAACCCGGTTACCTCGGGACGGAGACAGTACCTAATCGACGCCTCGGCCTCCTCCATCTGGAGAGTGGCTGACGCCTCCCTCGCAACCTTTGCCTCCTCGACGGCATCGGATATGAGGTTCATGGATAACGACGACGACGGCGCTGCTCCGGCCTCTAACTACCAGTTCTTCACCTGCTTCATTACCAGTCCGATCATCGACTTTGAGACGAATGATCGTAAGTTCTGCGCAAGAGCCAGCCTAATCGGCAGCAAGATGTACCCCATTGTGGGATGGAACAACAAGGGAGTCCACGACGGAGATACAACTTATCCGGAGAATTATCTGGTTATTCCGTACTCCGGTACGATTGATCTCTTCGAGGAGCTGCAGAATCACTATGCGTCTTACGTCGATCTTAACCTTGACTCAACCATCGCAGCCCAGGTTGGAGCAATCGGCCCATGGTACTCATCCGATTATGTCGCGGATTTTCGGGGCACCGGCCTGCCCTTTGCAGGTGATGCTCACACGACTATGCTCGCGTTCGCCTGGAGCGATAACGAGTTTACCACCGGATCAGACCTGACGATGCGGGGGCAGTCTGCCTACCAGAACATGTATGAGGATACTGGTACGAGCCACTACACCATCGCTGCGGATGACATGGTTCTCCGGGCAGTGTGGGGTGGTATGCGGTGCAGACAGATTAACCCCTGGCAGAGTGCTAACTACAGCTTCCATGGACTTGGTTCCTTTAGACGGAGACAGTTCTTCTGGGCTATCCACTGCTTGGGAGATTTCAGGGCGAAAGGTATGGAGCTGTTTATAACTTCCGGGAATAAGTAATGACCACGTCTCGGAAGATTATTCCAACTAAGCCTGCAGCCCTTAACAGTACGTCTCCCTATGTTCAGAGACGGTACCAGGATAGGATGTGGGTTCTTGGGGAGGGACTAACCCGAGCCAAGTATGTTGATACTACGGAGTACTACCCGACAGAGCATGACTACTTCCTGCTCGTCGATACGGATGCAGCAGGTGGTGCTGTTACCATCTACCTCCCTACGGGGGTAGCGTATAAGCACAAGCAGTACGTCGTCAAGGTACTGGATAACACCTACGGAGTAACCGTATCCCGACTCGGGTCGGATACGATTGATGGAGCTACGACCTACACGCTGAATGCTCAGTATGAATGGGCCCAGTTCATCGCGTGTTTCGACGGCTCTTCTGTTAACTGGTTTGTTCTATCGCAGACGCCCATGGGTTCTAGACTACAGTCTCAGCGGATCATCACCACAGGTTCCAATGCGTGGACCATTCCCACGGATGCCCGTGGCAATAAGATCTCGATGGTCTGGGTAACGATCTTGGGAGGGGGAGGAGCAGGAGGTGGCACTACGGCTGGCACCACTGCTGGCGGAGGGGGAGGCGGAGCAGGTGGATGCTTGGTCCGCTTCCCCTACTGGATCGACACTGCTCAATCTTCACTGACTGCTTACGTCGGTGCTGGTGGCACCGGAGTCGCTGGAGCTGCTGGCAATAACGGTACTGACTCCTATGTATCTGGTACCGGTATGCAGACCATTACCGCCTACGGCGGTGTAGCAGGGACTGCTGGTGGACCTGGAGCTGGTGCTCATGGTAATGGAGGTAACGGTGGTGGATACCAGATCAGTGGTGGTGGCGTAGTCACCAACCATGGTCTAGGTGCTACTACTGCTGGTACTCCCAACGGGTACGATGGCGGTGGCCCCATCGAGATGAACTGCATTGGTGGAGGTGGTGGGTATGGCGACGCAGGACGAGGAGGATCAATCCCCAACCACTTCGCCGGGGGCTGGTCCAACGCAGGACAATCCGGCTCAGGTGGCGCCTCCTTCTTCGGAGTTGGAGCCCATGGAGCAGCTGCTGGCGCGGCTGGTAATGCGCCCGGATCTGGACTTGGGGGAGGTGGCAGTGGCGCTCGTGGCGATGGCGTTGTCGGGGCGCTTGCGGGTGGAGACGGAAAGCTCGGCATGGTCTTATTTGAGTGGATCGTATGACGACTAGAACTACCTATCCCTACCAGTACATCTCTGGCACTGAGTTCCTTGATCGTTTTACTGACGAGGAACTCGAAGCATTCTTCACCCTAGCCAAGACCAGTGTCGTGGCTGAGGTTGTTAAAGAACGACTTCTGCGTATGCAGATGATTGACGTGGCCAGTCCTCGGACTGCCAAATTACTAACCAAGATGGTGGCGGCAGGAATACTCACCGCTCAACGAGCACAGCAGATCGCTGATCCGGGTCGAGCTGTCGAGATTCAGGAGTACAACTAATGGCTGACTATATCAACGTCTCCGGGATGCCGTTGGCTGACATTTTAGCCGCCTATCCACAGGCAGACGCTACCCAACTCTTTTCCAATATCTGGCTGGGTGGAGGAGGTGCTCTCTACCTGGATCCCAATACTTTCCAGGTAGTCTCTGCCCTGCAGGCTACTGACCCTGCTGCGTATGAGGCCCAGCGAGCCCAGTCTGCTGCGGAATGGCAGAATAATTACCTAAATTCGGAACTCTACAATCCGAATGGTGCGAACACCGATCTGATCAATAGTCAGTTCAATACGAATACCACCACCAATAATAACACCACTAGTAGTGGTACCGGGATTATTGCTAACGCGGTTAACTATGCTAACAATAACCCCACTCAAACCGTTCAGTCGCCAGCTGCGGTTAACGCCGTTAATCAGGCGACTACTCCGGTTAACAACAGCCTTAACGTTAGCGCCTCTGCCAACAATCCCCGTGATCTGGTGAATGCCAACACGGGACAGTGGCAGAATAATCCAGGACTGGGCGTGAACTCCGTCACTCTTGGCCCGACTGGCGTAAGAAATAACCTGAATACCAACCAGAATGCTGGCGTCTTGACGACGACTGGTAATCAGGGAGCAGGAAACAATATGAATAACGCCAACAACCAAACCTATATGAACCGTGCCATGAACGGATGGAGTGTATAAAATGATTCCTCAGAACCCGCAATTTATTCAGATGCTCATGAACGCCATGGCCCAACGTAGGGCTATGCCTCAACCTCAAGGTGGCCGTGTCGGCCCCTTTGGCCGTGCTCCTATGCCTCAGCAAATGCCTGGTGCCCAACAGGGTGGCGGGTCTGCTGGATTTCAGAGCAGCCTTCCCTTCATGGCTCAGGCCATGGGACAGGGATTGCGTAGTGCCATGGGTCCGCAGCAGGGTCCAGGAAATCCGATTAGTGGTCAAGCCCTCCAGGGATTGATGCAGGGTGCTCAGGCTGCAGGTGGGTCAGGGATGGCAGGCGGTAGCATTCCTGGTGGAATGATGCCTCCCCGTCAGGGTACTGGACTGGCAGGTGGCTCCATGCCGTCGTATGGTGGCCTTGCTAGCGCTCTCCCTGGTCTGGTAGGCGGTGGTCTTCCCCAGAGTCTCCCGAGTGCAGGCGGAGCCGCTGGTGGGGGTTGGGGTTCTATGCCCCCTCAAGGGGCTGTTGGAATGAGTCCGGACATCGCGGCAATCATTGCTAGGATGACTGGTAGCGGAGGCTAATATGGCAATGACCAATGCCGAAGCCAAGTATGCGGACTTTATCCGCAGCATTGGCGGGATGCAACTTAATCCTAGTAGCTATATGGATGATCCATATGGCAACGGAGCGGGGTGGTTAGCCAATCAGCTGGGTGCTGGTGAGGATATCTACTACGGTGCTCCGATCTGGGATCCGAACTATTATGGGGACGAGCGGGATTCCTTCCTGTCGACGTTCCTCAATACTTCTGGTGACCAGCAGGGCACTGGTGGAATGCCTGAGCTGCAACTCCAGTGGGACAAGATGCCCGC